CAGTAGTAGCCGCAGGGGTCACAGTGGCAACTGGGAACTCTCCGCCCTCTACTGTAGCAGATGGGCTAAACGTTATGTCTTCCAGTAAGAAGGAGTCAGTGCTGTATCTGTGTAGCCGTGCAGGCGGGTAGTCGGAGTGTACAAGATACATGTCATCCCCAAACTGTGCGTACTCTATATCAAACAGATCATCGGAAGCGTACGTAGTTACTAGCTCAGGGGTTATGTAATAGCTCTCACCTGATACGAATATGTCTGCGTCCAATGTGAGGTCGCCAGAGGCCACAGCAGTCACGAGTGCGCTAGTGAGGTCTGTGCGGTTGTACACACGGGCACCTACGGACACAGTGGAGAACGTATTAGTACTATCAATCAAATGAGTCGCAGTGGTACCATCGGCAGTCCCAGACGTAACCTCTACGTAGTCAGGAGAGCTACCACCTGTTAGGAACCGCATGTACGTAACACCCAGCTCTATAATAAAGTTGTCACCTACAGACTTCTGGAATCTAATAAGCCTAACGTTACCTGTCTCGGTAGTGCCCACGTACTGGCTACCATTACGCTTAATAATAGGCCCATGTGGTAGGCATATGACGTTGGTTGCAGTCTCAAGGCCACTCTGGTACTTATCAATATCTGGTCTGCCGTACAACCTAGGTGAAATCTCACCAGAGTTGAACTTAAATTGGGCAGCAGGTAGTTTCTGAGTCATCGTCGCACATCTTTCAAGTCATCAGTTACAGTTAGGTCATCGTCTCCTTGGTTCATTCCGTCTATACCAAGACCCTTATTCAGTGCATCTTCAAACTCAGCTAGCAGAGTTTTCTTGAGGGCTATGTTACCTGTGAGTGTATAGCACAGACGTTCAGCTAGCTTGAGCACAACACAACGCTGTAGCATGCTGTCCCACTTCTCAGTGTCAGTCTGCCAGCTTTTGTACTGGATTTTAACAGTTGATTCGTCGGTAAGCAAATACCCAGACTCAATGGAGTGGGGATAGTCACCGGGTCGGAGTTCGTTGATCTTAAGAAGACCAAGGAACTTAGGGTTAGTGGGGAGTGTGTAGCGATACAGATATTGCCAGTCAGGAGCAGTTGCGTCTTGGGCAAGAGTTTGCCGTGAGGTTGCAGACGACCACGAGCCGAGTGTCATTACTTCTTTGGCAACATCGTCAAACATCAGGTTGACTAACTTAGCGGCCTTTGTGTTATCCGTCAGGGCAGTAATCTGGTCCTTAGAGAGTTCGCCAGCAAGTGCGAGATTTGCGATAGTTACCTTAGAAGCCATCTAGTATTTCCTTTATTTGTTTTAACATATCCTTTGGGATACGTATTCCTATTCGCCCGAAGTTGGTGCCTTTTCTGTTCATGGCTACCTCAACGCCCGGTGTATTCTGTTGGAGGAACTGTCCGTCATCCTCTAGTTTTGACAGTGTTATGTCAATGTCATCAAGCTGCAAGCACACAGAGTGCCCGTGGTCTACTATCTGGTGGAGCTTCTTAGGGAATGCTGAGAGTGCATGTTTCATATATTTGGTAGAACTTGGGGGCCCCGAAGGACCCCCGTATTCCATAGATTACTCTACCGTATAGTCAACTACCAACGTGATGTCTCCATCCTGATGAGTAGCTGCTACATTAGTAGCAACGGTAAACGCCAACCGAAGCGGTACGCGGGGGTCTTCTGGCAAGCCAGCATCTTCCCAAACGTAATTCGCTACTTTGTTGATGTCACGGACTTCGTACGTCAAGTCCAATCCGGTGATATTAGCTACACCGAGAAAGGCACTGGTCGTAGAGGCCAACGCCGTTGCGTAAGCGTCTTCGTCAACAATACCATCAGCAGCGTAAGTCGTACCAGCAGAGCTAGTAAACTTAGTACCACCGTTATAGATACCCAAATTACAATCCAAGGTAGGAGTTGCGTGGGCGTCAATGACGTCATTGTACAACGTGATCTTACGAATCTTAGCATTTGACGGTACTTCACACATTACCCAAGCGTCACCATCTTCATCGGTGTTCGCGGTAACGAGTGCGATAGTATCAGCCACTTGCCGTAATTTACCTCCGTAGTTACCTACCTCACGCAAAGAGCGTGGCTCAGTATCCAAGGCGGTAATGCCTACAGCTTTAAAAGTTGCAGCAGCCATATTTTATTACCTCCTATAGGTTAGGAGCATTCGATTGAGACGATTTTCTCTTCTTCAATTCGAGTTGCACCAAAGGTTGCGGAAGCGAATACCTGCGTGCTGTATGATTTGTCAGCTCGTTCAGAGATTCGTACGTTAATGTCTTGACCCAAGGCCAGCCCCAAGGCAGACCGAGTGAAAGCCAATCCGATGTATGGGTCAGTGTCGTCAGTACCCGCGCCGAGAATTCGCTCGGAGTGGATAATTCGGAAACCACCATACTGCGGCAGTTCCCCGTTAGCCATAGGTTTCGACGTATTAAAGTCGAAGTCTTTGACGTCAGAGTCCTGCATCAATCCAGAGATCATGTAAGAGTTAGCAACGAGGAACATTTCCTCATCCATATCAATTTCATGACCACGAAGGATTCGTCTTGCTTCCATAACTTTAGCGGCAGTCAGGTTACTGTTAGCCGTGCCAAAGTCGTTGTCGATAATATTTCCTGCTAACATAGACACAGTGGAGGTCGAATCAGATGCATCTACGGCAACGGAGTTACCCGTAGCGGCAGCGATAATTACATCGTCGATTGACCGTCCAATGGCCCATGCGCCAGCCATAGCATACTCACTCTGGGGATTAATGAGTGCACGCACCTTATCGTTAGTGTCGATAAGATCAGCCCATTCATAATCGTCCATCGTCACTCGACGCCGACTGTGCGGGGTGTCGATCAGAGGGGTATCACCATGACGGGATACTTTCTTCTGAGCAACGGTAGCACCGAGGCGATCAAAGTGATGTGATTTTGCCTTGACTCGCTCTTGTTTAACAACCCCCGCCAACTTCGATCCACGCTGTTGAGCGAGGATAATCAAGTTATCCGAGAACTGTTGTACAAACGCCTTGTCGTATTCGACTGACATATTTGTACTCCTAGAGAAAGTTGAACAATGGTTTTGCAAGCACCATCTCTAGGTGTAGACTCCCCGGCTTAGCTACACCGGACCTCACCTGTGAGTATTTACCTCAACCGGACCCCGAAGGACTCCCCGGTTTGTTGGATGGACCATCTACTGCTTACTACGCAGATGCACCTGCAATGATTTGATTCAGTTTTAACATGTAATTAACTGCCTCTTCATCGCCCTTAAAATAGTCGTGGTCTCTGTTGTTCTGAATCTCAGAACGTTTGAGTTTAGCATCTTCAACTGACATACCGTAGTTACCTGCGGCTTGCATGCCAGCGTGCCCAGACTCCTGCATAGCTCCTGCTACATCAGACAACAACTTAATAAAGATAGGGTTGTCTTTGACAGCATCGAGTTGATCTGCATACTCTGGGAAATCTTGTTTGTACAGTCTGTACGCCTGTGTAGCACCTGAGACACGAGTCTCGTAGTCGTCAGACCAGATAGACTTCAACGCCTGCTTAGAACCATTTACAAAGTTCTCGTGAGCCTCTTCGTTAGCTGCTCGCTGAGCAACCTCCTGTTGAAGTGCAATGTTAAATTGTTTGTTGCTAAGTTGTAAACTATGTGCTGCCGTAGTAGCCTGTTGTAAGAACTCAGGTTCCAGCGTAGTGCCCTCTGGCAATTGAACCTTATACTCATCAGCAGTTGCAGGGACACCAACCTTAGCGTTGAACTCTCCCCACACAGACTCATCAGCGTCCTCTCCGGGCAACCTAACGACACCGGGTACGTCTGTGAGTTTCTTATAGAATGCCTCAGTGGTCTCAGCGTCAGTATCCTTAGATGGGATACGCAATGAATTACCAATCATCGACTGTTGGTTAACGAACTGAGTTGCCAAGTCTTCTACGCCTTTAACAGACTTCAAAGACTGATGGTCTCGGATAGATTCTGGGAGACCTGCCAACATATCCGCATTGGCTGCCTGTGCAGCTTTCTCTGCTAATGCGTCTGACACCTGACGTGATCCACCCTCTGGGTCAATCTTGTTCTCTGCTGGGTTTGCCGCGTCTGCAATGTCATCTGATAAATCTAATACGCCTGTCATAAATACTCCTACTATTCGGTTTCTATTTTAATGTCATCAAGTACATCTTCGTCTTTCAGATGATTGATAACCTCTTGAACGAACTCTTTGCGCCCTAGTCTGTACCCAGTGGTGAGAGGATCATTCTCGACAAGTGCTGTCTCCTGCAAGTCCTTCTCTTTCCACATAGCTAGTACTCTTCGCCCCGATGCTGTATTGAATATCTTACGTGCAGCTCTGTGGTAGGACTTAAGCTCCTTCTCCCACTTTGCTTCGTCTTCTGCTTGTGTTAAGTCTGTTAACATTAAACGCCTCGTTTGGATTCGGCATCAGCAGCCTTGAGGTCATTCTCAACTGCCTCGGCCTGTTGTAGTCTTTCCTCTCGTGCCTGACGTGATGCGTCTCTAACATTTCTATCTGCAATGACATTTTCTGGCACACCCAGTATACGGGCAGATGTTTCGCCAGCAGCGTCTACATCAATCAAATCAGTAGCCGATGTCTCAAATTGTTCAAGCTGTGCAAGCCCGCCAAGTATCTGTGCCCATTGGTTAATTGCAGAGACTTCTTCAATCTGCTGACTACGGGCCAAGGCGTTAACGAACTTGATGTCAATGTTAAGTCCTCGCTCCTTGATGGACTGCGGGGGTTCCGCAAATGCACCACCACGTAGCATCATACGAAATGATCGTGTCACTAGTGGTTGGAGGAAGTCTTGATTGAGTCGTCCGAATGTGGGACCAAGTACTCTCTGTGTCTGTTCAATACGTCGGGCAATCTCAAAGGCTGTCATCTCCCCTACTTCTTCACGGGGCGGCAGCAGGAGCTTGTCTAAAAAGAACGCCTGGCGTATAGATTGCTTGTAGTCTTCCTTAGTGAACTGATAAAGATCAGAACGTGCCTGTGTGTTGAACTCTTTAATCTTACTAATGTCCGCTACAATCGACACTCCGTTAGGCTTGAGATTGAGACTAGACAGGATGTTACGTCGTTCTGAGAAGATTGGGGGAGCGATACCTCGTGCGATAGCAGTGAGTCCTAGCTCGACCATCTTGTTGAGGGTACGTACATCAGGTAGGGCTAAGTGCCCCGGACCTCGTCCGTACTTCTCTCCCGGCATCTTGGACCACCGAGTAACGTGGTTCGGGAACTCCATATACCCGCCACGCTCTACAACCTCTGACCCTTCTTTGTATACGTAGATAGATTCAAAGGGCATGTTCTTTACTGGCACTAAGAGTGCCCCAGAGTTGTCAACTTCCTTTGGATTACGTGGACGGATAATATGATATATAACGTGCTTAGCTTCGTCCTTGGATTGTAGTATCTTTTGTGGAGTAGCCTTGCCCCACCGTTCTATAGCTTGTGACTTCGTGTACTCAAACTTGCGGTACACCTTGTCCACTTGGCCCAGCATGTTCTCGTCGAATGCTACCTTAGCGAGATGCCATGCCTTAAAGTGGAACCCACCGAATAGTCCGTTGGGTGTCAGAGGCAAAGCATCTTGCATCAGAGACATCGTGCCTAGGCCAGTAAACATTTGGTAGTTCGATGCGACCTCTGTGTCAAAGTTAGATTGATTGAATGCCTTGTGCATCCTGTTACGACTATCTTCTAGCCATGTGCGGGCTTCGTCGTCGTCGTTTAGTTCAGGATCAGAATGCTCAATATTAGACCACCGAGTAGCGGGATT